TTTACCCTAGCCGTGGATTGGTCAACAGTCTCAGCCCACTTCTTGCGTTGCTCGGGGGTTGATTCATAGTCAGGATGGCGACTGGCAAGGACCTCAGGATCTACACCAGCTTCGGCTCGTACTCTTGCGATTTTATGTGCTTGGGCAACTGTGACTTTCTTAGCTTTCTTCTTAGCTTCGTTGACTTCCTTAATCGCGGGTTTCTTCTTTCTCTCCGCGTTTGCGTCATACTCGCGTTGGCCCGCAGCTTCTGCTTCGTCTTCCTTAGTCCACCGGGAGCCAGTGCTATAATCCCCCGATCTCTTTTTACCGTAAGTTTGTTTTAAGTTCCTTTTTTCTACCTCAGGTGTGCCTTCTTTATGCAATGCTTCTCTAATCTTACTCTCAAGCATTGTAAGAAGAACTCGATCCTTCTTATGCTTTGAAATAATCTTTTGAGCACGCTTGCTGTTCTCACGCATCGATTCTGAAATCTGAGGGAAAGCTCCTCGGGTGGATGGGTCAGAAACAAGATCAAACGTAATCAACTTAAAGTCCTCGTTAACTAACTTACCCTTAATACCCTCGGTGACGCTGCCGATACCTCTGCTTGAGATACCTAACTTAACCCCGTCGTTAAGAAGAGCTTCCACAATCTTACCATTAGGAGTGGACAGGATTTCGCACTCACCCATGACATCACCATTCTTCTCAACCCAAAGCTTGGTAATTAAGTGGGAAGCTTGGGACAAATGAATAGCATCGTTGGTAGGATGGTCTAAAGCACCTACTAAAGAACGATCACCAATCTTTTCTTGAATGGCTTTTACTTGAGACTCTAGAATTGACTTCGGGTAAATACGCCCGTTATTGTTTTGTTCGTCGCACTTCTGAAATTTACCTTGAAGGCGAACCTTAGTCCTACCCTTAGTCCCTTCGTTAATAATTTTAACTTTCTCTAAAACGTTGTATTCTACGAGTAACATGATGATTCCTATTTTTGCTTTCTAGACCAGTATTTATCACTCTTGAATTTACTGGACCCTTGTTTACCATGCCGAACGAGTGTTCTTACGGCATACTTCTTAACGTCTTTAAATTTGGAAGGAATTGAACCAGGGGAGAAACCTTTAGCAGTTCGACCTCCAACCTCTTGCTCATCGTCAGTGCCCCACTTTTGTTTAGTGATTACGTATAAACGATTTGAATTTTTAGTAGAGAAAATCTGACCCACATAACCCTTTTTCAAGGCAGTCGTGATTGAAGCGTAAACCTTAACTCGGGATTTAGATGCCTTAGTCTTGTCGCCACCCTTGCTCATTTTAGATCTGCCTTCGGCTGATCCTCTAGCTCTAACTCCTTTTTTTGATTCCCTTATTAATTCTATTAGATCCATTCTTTTTCTTCTTAGGTTTAGGAGGGTAAGTATCATCACGCCTCACGACAGGAGCTTTCTTACCCGACAGGTTAACTCCAATCATTCCACAGGATGTCATCTCTTGCATGACATCCTTAGTTTCACGTAATAATTTCTTTAAAGTTTCAACTAGGGTTTCAAGTCTTTCTCTAAGGATTGTTTCCTCAGTGATAGAATCGAACTCTGGCATCAACGATTGCTTCTTCTCAGGATCAGAAGTTTCTTGTAAAGCATGATTGAACCCAACAATTTGATTTACAAATGAATTAGGAACGATGACCTCTTTGAGGCCATCGTCTATGATAGGATCAACTTTTGCAGCCGTGCCCTTTACAGGATTACGATTAGATAAGATACCCTCACTCAAGGCTAAAAGGTCTTTAGTGCTCGAACCCATCTTTTACCTTACGCTTCGTCTTCGTCTTCTTCGTAGTCTTCGTCGTATTCGTATTCGTCCGTATCCTCAGCTTCTTCTAGGGACTCCCCGTCTTGCTCTAGAGCTTCGTTAAGGGTGCCAAGAATGAAATCAATACATTCCTTCATTGATTCCTCTGAAATAGCCTCGTCTAGCTCCGACTCACAGAGAGGGCAGACATGCTCTTCGAATTGAGCTTCTTCGACAACCTCGGACTTCGAAACACCCGTGTCTTCGACGAGCCGGTTCGCGGTAAGAATTTGACTAACAAATTCGTCATTCACATTAATGTATCTCATAAAAATAATCCTGTACGTATATGTATTTAGTCCGTCTAGATAAAATCAATAAAATTATATCGTAACCCTAGTAATGTTGTATCGGTCCTCAAAACTCACAATAGTTTTTGAATCTTCGGGAATGATTCTCGATATAGTATTGTGGCCTCCTTCAATATGATTGAAGGTAATGTTATTACGTAATCCCTTAGCAATATCTAGGATTAGTTCCTTATTGCTATCGTAGAACATCCGGCCTATTTGATTCACAGGCATTCGGCTGAACACATCAAACCACGTTAATGTTGTCGAATTATAAGTATTCGAAAGGTAATCAATAACATCCTTCAGAAGGTAAGAGGTTCCATAGGAGGAGGCAGGGGCGGAACTTGCTCTATACTCTTCAGCACTAGCCGAGTAGAAAGTATTAGTAAAGTTACTTTCTACGTATCGATATCCAATGTTTTGAGTGCTCTCATTTTCTGAGACCCCTACACGATCCACACCATCTACTAGATTTAAATTATACGCCTCAAACATGGGTAAAGAAGATTCGTCTATCGTAGCATCAATAGCAGGTAAGACTGATAATGACCTTGTGTGAGTGTCTCCATAACTTACGAGTTTTGAGCTACCGTTAAAAGGATTATACATACCTCCTGCTACAGGGGTTACGACAATTCCGAAAGGAATATTCTTAACAAACCTGGAGCCGATAGATGATAATCCTTGATCAGGGAACGCAGCCAAATTAAAATCATTTAAGGATACCGTAACCGTAGAAGTATCTAAAATGTATCGATAGATCGGATCCCTATAATCAATCGACAGCATTGGAGTATTAAGAGCATTATTATTCATGTAAACTTGAATATCTTCGCTATCCGTAAGAAGGGAATAGGTCCCACTGTAGTTTTCTATTAAAGGGTTCTCCGTGTAACTGCCTTTAACGGAGCCGAGATTAAGAGCGAAAAATAAAGGTTTAGTAGCAGACGGACCCAAATCACCAGAAGCGAACTCATGCTTGTTAGTTAAAGAGGTTGCGCTAAATGTTAAAGCAGGACTGACGTTTAACATATCTAAAACCTTCATTCTAACAGCAGGAGGAGCGTAGTAAGATTGGTTTATAATGTTAGTGCTTGGAACGGCGACCCCTTGAGATTGTAGGTCTTCGCCATTGATATAGTATCCTCCTCCATTACCTATATTAAGGCTACTAGGACTCCCAACACTAGGAACTGTTATTTGACCTATTTTAGTAATCTTATCTATTTCAATACCTTGATTAGGAACACGAAGACTTTTCACCTCACCTCCCAGAGTTGTAACTGCTACCTCTATATTGAGGTCCTCGTTTAAAGGTCTAGCTCTATTTATTTGAAAGTTTCTCCAATCAGAAGGTTTGTTGTTTTCAAAAGTATGTAAGTTATTAGTTAGATATTCTATTGCGAAACGTTCGGTATATTCAGGATTTTCTGAACCTTCAATAACCTCAAATGAGGATTCAAATTGCCCTAACGAAACATCTCTAAAGTAGTTATAATCAAATTCATCAATCGTCCCTTCCAATAAGTGCTTTCGAATAACATTAAGTAATGTAGTCATCCCTACTGGCTTGCCTCCAGGATATCTTAAGTATTGAAAGGAGTTAACAATCTTTGAATCTAAGCTAGCCAATAGTTTATCATCAGACAAATTCTGAAGTGAAACCTCATCCCAAGGTATATTAGAGTTTTGAATACTTAACAACTTTGAAACCTCAGGAGACATCTCACGATTAAATACTAAAGTATTAGTAGCGTAGTTTCTTTCCGTTTGAGTGTTAGTGTTAGGCTCCACCTTAAAGAAGTTTAAATTAGGATCATATAGTTGAGGTTGGGTTGTCCCTCGCTGTTGTTGCCGATAATCCTCAGGACTGATTACTTCGTTCGCAGAGATAACGGTTGCCGTCATAGCCTCCTGATTACTTGCTATCTGTGCAGCTTGAACTTCTTTTTGAATACTTAAAGGTGTAAATTCATTAGTAAGAGTAACAACTCCTTGACCTGGATTACTAAAGCCAGTAGGCTCTAAAACACCTCCTGAACCAGAATTAGGTTCTAGTGGCTCTTGAGGTTCCGCAGATTGAGAGATTGATGGTTCTAGAGAAGGGCATGTTATTCCGGTAAACACTTCTTCTGTACAAGCCCCTTGACAAGCCGCCAGCCCTGCGTAAATACACTCAGGGTCTGGAACAACTTCTCCATTACCTAGTACAATGTTAGGTTGGCATGTAACACATTGAAATTCAAAAGAGGTTACTAATTGTTGATTAACAGGCTCATTTAAGTAGCCGGGGCAAACATTAGTAACCATGTGCTTACACCTATAATATTGGGTTCCGCCGGTTGTAGGACCTCCACCAGCAGATGTGACGGTTCCGCCGGTTGTAGAACCCCCACCAACAGATGTGACGGAAGGACCACCCCTGCCAACCTCACCTGGAATAGGAACGGTCTTGTTTACGCAAGCAGCATCACAAAGTGCTTTCGAAGCGTGTGTACATCCTGCACTCCCTGGGGTGGGATTGGCTCCGAAGCCTCCCGGCGCGGCTGCGCCGTCACAAGGGACACATTTCTTATAATTGTTGGGTTCGGCCCATTCCGTCCCTGCCGGTGGGGGTCCGGGGTGGGAAGTATTTGTATCTACACATTTCCATTTAATCTTTGGATTGGGGTTGCCTGGGACAGGCCCCACAGGACCACCCCTAGGCTTTCGTGTGGGACCATAAGGAGGCTCAAAAGGGGGATCCGAGGGACCAGGAGGAACTGGGGATAATATGATCGGAGTTATAGGAGGCTCATAACCTCCTAATCCTGGCCCCCGAGTACCCGGAAGTGCGCCGCGACCACAAGGGAATACGGTTGGAAAAGGAAATCTATTAGGCATTTGAGATTATCACACGCAAGTAATAGTAGGATCTTTTTGGCGCATTAACGCTCCATTAACCCCATTTCCTTTCTGAACAACGGCAGAGGGGATTCCAATAACCTGAAAAGTGATAGAGGGGTATACCAGAGGATGTAAGCTGTTGAACCAGTCAACATTTGCGAAGTTTCGGTCCTCCGCGCCAACACCTGGATTTACTACCCCGTTGAAGTATGCCTGTCGCTCAGCGTGATTACTATTGTTGTTTGGGAAGGTTATTACCCTTGAGCCAACTTCTCTGAATGGTGATGAACCCTTAACGCTCATCGTAGGTAAGGTAAATCCAGTAAACCTAAGGGGGGTGTCACGATTCATCCAAGGACCGGCGGGATACCCGCCTGCATTCGGCCAGTCATCGGCAACCCAAGCCACGTTAACTACAAAGTAGTCCTTATACTTATTGACCCAAACATTAGAGGATTGTGCTTTGCTCGATCTTGTAGATATAGGAATACAATTTAAAAGGTCAACGTTAACATGGTAGTCATCGACCCATGAAGTGCTGTCAAAGTTTAACATGATCCTCTTACTTACAAAATACATTTGACTATACATGCGGAGATTGTTTATGCTTGCCTCATCATTCGAGTTGAGTGCGGGCAGGAGAGGAGCGTCGGGTGTAAAGTGCCCTGCACCCCAACCTTGAAGAGCGTTTGTAGTTGGATCCGTAGCATAAATCTCGGCAACCGTGTTATTACCCCCCAAGCTGCCCGGTAACTGCCCATTAAAAGGAGGAAGAGACTTTCCCTTCCACCATTTATCGCCTGTATACCATCCCGTACACCACCCAAGACCTACATTAATGCAGTCATTGATATAGTTACCGATATAGTTTCCTTTGATATGCCATCTAGCTTTATCCCAACTAGGGTATGCTGCAATAGACCCAGCAGGATAACTAAACTCTGTCTCAACATCATCGGTCAGGGAGTTCAAATTGTAATTATCAAGCCCCCCTCCAATGTTATCTGCGGCGTGCCTCATTAAAGCACCTTCAGGACCCCACCAACCTCCCGTAACAGTACCTGCTGCGATAACTCTAGAGACCTCTGGACCAATCTCTGGTACTGGTGTTACTGGCGTAGTAGTAGTAGTGGCATTACCAATCTCAGCTAACAAGGAAGTATATACTTCCTTGCGAACTGTTTCTAAATGAGCTTCGGTCACTACTGGGTTAGCAATTGAAACCTGAGGAGTAGCAGCCGCAATGCCTGCACGCTCATTATATGCTAATTCAGTAGTTCTAAAGAACGGTCGAATATCTATAATATCTTCTTCGGTGATTAGATCGGCAATAGCCCCCGCAGCAGTTTGAACCCTAATGTAAGCGATTGGAAGAATAGATTGACCAATAAGCTGGAATGCGGTAGTTTCTAAGTTTTCAGATAATACTGGAGCCAAGTTCATTAGGTCATCAGGAGATGGGAAAGAACCTTTAATGGTTCCAACACCAGTTCCTGAAACTACAGAGAATCCTGTATTGGAACCCTTCTCATCGCCAGGATGTGCCAACATGATAGGCATACCGTCTAATGTAGTAAGGCTAACTCTATCATCGGCATTATCATCATTAGTAGCCGTTTGCCTCGATATACCAATACCTGCCCCCTTCAAAATACCTAAGGTGGCTCGGGTAAGTGTCGTGGGATTCCCATTGGGATCAAACTTTGGAATAGTAGTAGACCCTTCATCCACCGCTTTACTGTAAATAAACAGCAAGTCTATTCTGTGGTTAGCCGCTAAAGGTTGATTATTACCATTAGCATCCGTGTAGAAATAATCGTCTCCGTCAAACTCGGGAACCGATATAACTAACTCCTCAGGAACATCAACTATTGAAGTTCTAATAGCACCACGCCATCTCTTAATAAACTCAGATTCAAGCCTTCCTTGCTGGCCTGCTTGAAGTTCGTCGGTGTAAACACCTTTGATCAGTTGTAAATCTCTAGTTAACTCTGGTGTTGAGTGTTTAAGTATAGCCCCAATATAGTTAGGATATAAAGGTCTACTATCTGGGTCTAGGTCCCCATCGAATTGTCCATACCCAGGGGAGGTTGTTCCTTCTGTTCTAGGAAATAATGTCGCGTCTCGGCCTAAGAACAAGCCATCATCATCCCATAAAGGATGAGTAAAAGATCTCTCGGCAAGACCGTTCATGTTTAAAGCATCACCCTGCAAACCGTCTTGAAATTGTTGAAGGACAGTAGTAACGTATGTGCCGATGTTAGTTTCAACTTCGTAAGTGTTTAAATCAGAAACCGTACCATCAGGGTTACTAGTATTACTAAACCCAGTGATCTGTCTGACAACCTGCAAAGGAGTTAAATCATACGCGTTGTTAATTCTTGCCGTGAACTTACCCGGCTTAACTCTAACCTTACGATCATTTCCCGTAGCGTAAGGCTTTAACTCAGAGAAACCAGACCGATCAATCTCAATTTCCTTTTTATTGTTTTGACGGGTAATGATACCATCTACTTGATCCTTAAGAAACTTTTGAGATTCTTCCAATTGCTTGATTGGAATGTTATCAACCTCGTAGTAATAAGGGTCGTTAGATTTAAAATGCCTTACAGGGCTTATAAAAGTGTAAGGGGTATCGTAATATCGAGTTTCGTTAGCCATTAATTATCCTTCTTAAGATCAAAGTTATTTATAGATGCAAGACCTAAACCGTAACCATATTTATTATAAGAGTCTCCACCAAACGCACTAGTAGCATAATAGCCTTGTACGACCTTGCCTAATCCCGACTTACCAACAGTATTATGCTTCGCATTTGCAAAGGTATTTAATGCTGAGTCGTCGAGAACTGCCTTTACTGTATTAGGAGTAGCTAACATTGCTGATGCATAGTAGAATCCTGAGGCTGCAATACTATCGTCAGCTTGCTTCTGTAATACTCCAATATGATTATCAGTGGATGAAGCGTCAGCATTTCCAGATGCAATTAAGTTGCCAGAGAAATTATAGCCTTGAGCGAATACTTGTCGTGCCCACCCATCGAGATCGTTAGTTCCACTGGCTACCATGAAGTTTGTAGCCGGATCTACTGAGAAGTATAATCTGAACGCTCCGAAGTTTTCAGCACTTACGGACTTACCATAAGGATTGGCTGTAGAATGCCCATAGTAATCCAGAACAGGCACAGTTCCCGTATCTGGAGTGCCTGAAGGTACGTCTCCGGTGCTCCAAACTCCTGAAGGGCCAACATAACCACTATCCCTAGGGTGGAAACCTGAGATAGAGATATATGAAGCCTTCAGTAAGGAGCCATCAGCGATATTCCAAATGAACGTTCTAGAACACCTAGGTCCGTCTAAGGGAGCGGTGCCGTCAAGGTCATAAATAACCGAGGACGCAATGTCCCAGGTAGCGGGGAAATGTACGTTGTTAGCTTGAACTAAACTGTTCTCAACAGCCCTTACGCACATGCCTCCAGTAGTAATGGCTGAAGCGTCGGTCACTGTGTTGCGAGCAAAACTGAAAGGAATGGGGGCACTATCTGGTGCAAATTGATACCTGAGACCATCTACAGGAATGTTGATTTTCTCGTTCGCCACGGCAGCAGCAGCATCAACATTAGCATTAGGATAGAATTGAATAAACCCTCCACTAGCATAAGTGCCTAACGCCGTTTCTGAGTAATCTTGGGGAAGAGTGATGGAACTACCGTAAGCACCTGCCGCCCAATGTCCAACGTAATTTCCTACATTCTCCATAAGAATGTTTGAATTTCTATTTGCAACTAAACAAGCCCTAGTTGAGTGTAATTCAACCATCGTATGATTATCACCTCTACTCAAGTCAAAGGAAGAAACCAAAAGCGCACCGTTACTTGATTGATGTGGAGTAATTTCAATATTAGAATTATCCTCTGCTAGCACATCAACCCCTAGATTCACAAGAGATGTTGGTCCCTGTAATTTGATGGTAGAACCGTTGCTAGCATAAAGCCCAGCTACGTTAATGTTAGTCGCTCTAGTATTAGGACCAATAACAATATTAGCATAGTTTTCAGTCCCTCGCATTGTAAGCGTAGAGTTGTCCTCAACCCTAGCTAGTAACCCATATTGAGCGGTGGAAGTAACCCCCGTTGTAAGCCTCTCTAAGTGAGTGCTAATAAGGTCTGCGTCAGTATTACCCTTCAAGTGAATAGAAGGAAGAAGCTTATCACTGTTTTCATCCTTGCCAAAACAACCAGAAGCATATATCATCTTGTATATGCTAGGCATGGAACTTGTATACAGTGGACGAATGATAGAGTTATCACTAGCTATGTCTTGCCCATTCGTAATACAGGCAACTTGAGATTCCTTGTAGGTTTCAACGGAATCAAGATATGCGTGCAGGTAACCCCCATACAAATCCTTATTGTAAATGAATTCAGAATTGGTTAGATTAATACCCGTGGACTGGTTATATCTCGCAGCTAAAGTATCTACACTGACCTTTGAGTTAGCAGAATCCAATCCAAAATAGTTTCCATCAAGTAGAAGTCTGCCGCTATAATCAAGGACACTATTCTCAAGCTTAATACCTGCTTCAGTATTTAACTCAGAGAAGAGTTGCATTCCATCATTCCAAATCCTTGTGGAAATACCTCCAAGTTCAGTTCTTCCCCCTGTAATCTTAGAGTTAACAGCATGAATACCAATATCATTTCTTGAAAGACAAGTTAAAGCTTCTAAGGAAGGAGCAGGCACAATGCCAGCAGTTTGCCCGGCGGTAAGAGTGCAGCCGTAGTATCCAATATAATGAAGAGACCCGGAAGCTTGAATAGACTTTTCAATATCTCTATCGTAAGTAGACTTAAAGTTAATAGTAGAGTTGTTTGCGTAAATACCTGCCCCATAGGAGTCTTGAGTTTTATACGCTAATCTCTTCTCAGCAAAAGGTGTGCCCGTCCTAGTAGAACCGATTAACTCATAGTTCCTAAAAGCAACAATACCTCTAAGGATATTAACCTCTGAATTCTCAGCGTGCAAGCCAGCCTTATTACACCTAGAAACTGAACATCTCTCCAAGTTAACCTTAGAGTTATTTATTTCAATTCCCCTATCAACCGAATGCTGACCGTCAACATTAAAATTCCTGATATAAACAGGGCCGTTGCATTCATTCACCTTAATATACTCTAAACTATTAAAGTAAGAAAAAGACATAGCTCCGTAATCGGGATCATTCGGTGGCCCTGCTGCCGTGTTGCCCCAAGCTTCCTCAGAGTCAGATATAAAGTTATACGTGCTTACGTCGTAGGTATCTTTTTCAGTAGTTCTATCCTTGTCAAAAGGCTCAAAATTAAATGTTAAAGAAGAGACATAGTCACCCGCCAGAGTCCAGGGATCCCCTGTACTACTTAAAGACGCAGTAAGCCTGTTGAATTTACGACCATCAATCCTACGAGCAAACACATAAGGGTTCTTAAACCTAGTATCCTCCCGATATTTTTGACTGACTAACGTACCGGATGCGACGTTAAAGGGATTTCCGAAGGAATCTTTGGTAAGTGTCGTTGCATACACATGATCTGCTGCTGGGTATGGCCCAATCGCGGCGTTGTTTTCATCCTTACAGACGAGAATATATCCAGCAGCATTCACAGACGAAGCTAAACCATAAGCACCATAATCAGTATCATAACTTATATCATTATATTCATTTTTTGTACTACTAACACTTCTAGGATAAGCGAATGCACTATTCCTATTAATAATTTCAAGTGCGCCATTAGGACCAAACGCCTTATTAGAAAGGTTAAGACCTCCAAGGTTTCCAAAGCTAACAACTTCAATAAGAATTGGGCAGTTGATAACTTCAGGTAAAGCATTAATGCATGAGCTTAGAGTAGTAAAGAACAGCGGATTGCAAGAGTCCGTAGCATCACCGGAAACAATGAAAGACATCCCAGTCAATGCTGAGGTAGGGTGTCCTAACTTCTCCCATAGCAAATGAGTTCTCTCATCTAAGTCATGAAGAGGTAGGTTGTCTTGCTCCCAATTATAAAAAGAGCTAGCATCATACTTAGTAACCTTGTCAGTCCAACAGACTAAAAGATTATTCGATCCACCTGATACGTATACGTCACTTGGGTTTAACATGTTATCCGAATGATATTGTCCATCTGAATACTAATGCAAAATCTGATGTCTTTCTAATATTGCTAAAGTATCTATATGCCGCGAGTACAGAGGTCTCAGTAGCATTTGCTTTTGGATTCTTAATAAACAATCCAATTTCATTTAAGTTAGCGTCAGTCCTTAAATTATTACAGGAATCCTCGTCAATGAAAATAGTATACCTCACGGTCCTATCATCAACCTTCGTAACCTTACTAAAAGGAATCTTGGCATACCACTCACCAGTGGTAGTGGCTACATCGTTTGCCCATCTAAACCCTGATACTACAGCGAGATTACTGTCTCCTGCTCCAACGTACTCTGCTTGAGAGGATAAAGGCCCCGACAAATCAACAGTTGTCGAAACCTGAAGCGCAGATGCACCGCTAACTCCTAGCTTGACCCTATCGATTTGGTAGTCAGTAATAGTATCTGAGCCTACCTTCCCGTAGAGGTGAGCTAAAGCCCATCCGAACCCAGATACGATAACGTTATCCTCATCGTATACAAGCTCCTCCTGACCATCAACGACCTTGTGAACCGTTAAGTGTCCTTTTATACCTAATTGACTTGTCAGTGATTTAATCATTTGAAATCGAAATCTAAAGAGATTGTTACGTTGCTATCGGTTAACCACTTACCAATTCCGGCCTCTCCGTTACCGTCTCGGTTGTAAAACGCATCGTCCAATATAGTAACTTTAGCCACTAATTTATACTTTCTGATATTATTTAGAGCATCCCAACCATAAGGAGGAATTAATGATGAATTCAACATTTCCTTAAGATCTAAGCAATAAACCCCAACGTGCTTAACACCTCCAAACGCCGCCATAGAAACAGCATCCCCCTTGTAAAAACTACTCTTAAGAATCATCCTCCCTTCGGAAGGAGTCCTTGAATCAGTAAGGGATGCTACTATAATAGAACCGTTAGTGAAATCGGTGGTGATGGGCGGTGGAAGCGCAGCTACGGATAAAGGACTAATAGTTAGATACCCATCTTTGTCCATCAACTGATTTCCATTGAAAAAGCTACTAACATTTCCGAAATTTATAAGACTTACATCTTTATCGTATAACTGATACCAGTAGGTGGTCGCTGCTCCTGAAGGTGCGAAACCTCCCACCTTATTCCAAATAGAACTTAACTGAGAGTCTAGAGCAGGGTTTGCATAATGACCTAAATCAGGTAACGCACTCGCATACTGATACCCGGATAGGTTAGCATTTAATGTTGACCCCCTCTCTAATCTAGTATCGCCTACAGATGGATAGTTTGGAACTGAATCATATGTGGATAAAAACTTAAGATAGGTGCCAGAGGGGATGTAAGACGAAGCACCACTAGGAGCATCTGAAGCGTAGTTTACTATATTTAGTAAGCCCAAATCATAAGAACTAGCCCCTGAAGCTGAATTTCCATTAACATATTGAATTGAGTAAATAACGTGAGAATGCTGGACAAATCCTCCTGCATCTTTACCAAAAGCAACAGCTTGGAAAGTAAAATTAGAAGTATCTAGTATTGAACTAGCAGCAGGTAAATCAGCCAATGCTGGATTTACAGTTAAAGCGTCAGTTAAAACTTCTCCAAATCCTTGAACAAACATTATACGGGAATCCTAATCTCCGACTTTTTGGCATTGAAGTTGCCGTATGAGACCGTTAACAACTCATCAGGGAATCTATAGTCAATCCTAGACCCACCGTCCGATTCCATTATAGTCCCGGTCTTAGCCTTGTCTCGACTAGCGTAAGCTACAGCAGCATTCTTACCTGCTATATTATTGAAGTGTTTAAATATATCAAATAGGTCTTGCTTTGTAAGCTCAACTCGATACTCTTCACATCCTCTCTTAAGATCATCAAGGACACATAAAGGATCGCTCTTAGTTCCTGCTGCGAATATTTCCGACAGCTTCTTCATGGTCATATCTTGAACGCTCAGGCTCTTGACCAACATAAACTCATCCGGTTGAGCACCAGGAGACATGAAGACCTCAATGACATAATTTTGATTTAATCTGTGAAGCTGGTTATTAGCTTTCTGATAATCCCTCGGCAGTAATAATTCTCTGTTACGAGTGTTGAAGGTAACTTTTAGGTTGCTGAAATCATCAAGCCCTAACCCGATAACAGGGGAGGTTCTATTTTGAGAAACTTGATCTAGGCACGCAAAATTAGAAGTTGAGCTAGTTGATTGAGGATCGTTTGGCCTAGATGCCACTTGCTGAGTATGGGCATACTTGGTCAACATATCAGATCTAGATATTAATTGGTCATGCTGGATCCAATCGTCGTCAGGAGTAAAGCTCCACATCTTACCGTCTTCTGGCTTAGTATGAATCCAGACCCCAACCGACTTACCCCCAATCGTAGTTCCTGAGTCCCTACTAATAACACTACTAAGATTAACTTCAAACTCATGTTCAGGAGATAAGAAGTTATTGGCGACTGGGTGACCCGATTCAGCAGCATATTTAGAAATATCAAACCTTACTCTACTAGCCGCTCCCACCCCTGATCTCAGCAACAGTAAAGTATCATCAAACAAGAAGGGATCTTCGTAGGAAGCTCTTTCAGAGCCTGGAACCTTAATGACGGAGAATGAACTGTCTTCCTCTGTTCCTGACGTTAGAACCAACTCTACGGCCTCTATAACGCCTGAGGTCACCCTTTCGAAGGTGTCAAGATACATGCTATCATTTGACGAGGCTACGAAAGATCCTGCACCCGTAAACAAAGTCCCTGTAACATTAATCTTAATAGGATTAGCAAACGAAGTAGAAACTAGCCCGGTCACACTTCCTAACTTTTCAAAGCCGTGATTATATAAGAGGGGTCCAAAAGTATGTGAGTATACGTTAGCACCGTCCTGCTCTTGAACTTCAGGGCTTAGACGATGCCATTGGAAGTTATCTTGATATAAGTTATAAAGCCTGTGTAAATCTCTACCGAACTCAAAGTTGTAATAGTCATTTACAGAGGCAGGGAACGTATACCTTGGATTATTAGCGTTTGTCGCGCTAGTTACATAGGAAGTAAACTCACCAGATAGTAACGCTTCAAACTTATAGATAAGGACCCTGAGCGTGGTAATGTTTTGAGCAGTAAGCTCCGTAGGATTTAAGGCTTGCAACTCATAATACAAAGCCAACTTAAAGTCCGCTAACTGTTGTATCATCCCAGAAGTGGACAATGTAGTATCAATTAAAGCATTTAAGTGTTTTTTCTCTTCGCCAATTCTATGCATCGCAGCATAGATTCCTGGAAGCTGCCCTCTATCGGTAGTCCTATCGGTGTTGGCTTGGAAGTTAGCAGCCTGACCTCTAACGTCCTGGGTATTACTTACGTCATACTCATAGTAGGTGTTGTTTGAATTTAAACCTTCACACTGCGCCCAAATAGGAGGAAGATTAATATGATTACTAACTGGGGTATACGAAAGAGAGCTAGGAACAAGACCTAAAGGTATGCCACTTAACCCAGAAGCCATATCAAAGGCAACAGGCATATTAAAACCAGTCCGATCATAATACCCATTGAAGTCCATTACCTTCTCATAGGATCTTCTTCTAGAAGTATTTCTAGGAACTGAGCCTATACTAGATACATCTATTAACTCAGGAGAAACAAGGGATTGAGTAGCTGACTTACCTATAACATTACCATTAGGATTGATTCCTCTCTTGTAGGTGTTAAGGTATATGCCTGAGGCAAAAGTGTTGTTCCCTGCTCCAACGTCTATCTCCTCCCGATCTAAGTAAATGTGAGGTAGACAGCTAGCCTCAAAGCCCATAATATCAGTCTCACCCGAAACCTCTAAAGAAATTAATGGGATCGCGTGAGCAGGGGAAGCCTTATTAACGGCTTGAGCTATAAAGTTTATTGCGTCCCCGGAGTTAGTTTCATCAAGATTTTTCTTAGTGAAATCAAACTCAGAAGCTTCAAGAACTAATTTAAAGTGAGAAGACTTACCGGACCAAAGTGAAGCGTAATCAAATCTGTTATCGTTAAGGTTCCGAATAAGCGTGTCAAGATTTGAAGGAGGATTATAACCTGATGTAAAGATTAACCATGACCCGGCCTTAGGCTCATCGTCAACATTAAGAGCGTTAGAAGTAATGTAAGAGCTTACGTCTAACGCAAACTGCTTTCTTACTCCAAAGCAAGCAAGCCTATCCGATATGAACTCAACCATTGGCTGGTCTAGCTCGATGTTCACATAGTAAGGATACTCTTCAAATGGGGGAATAGTATAGTCACGGTCCCTGTAAGTAAATACTGAGTCAAACTCATCTTCCCAAGTTTTTAGTGGGAACTTATCAGGGAATTGAATGACCGTCTCTTCAAGAATCCTATCTACAGCTAGACGAATATTAGTATCCATGCTGGCAGTAGAGTATGTATCTACATCCATGCTACCAGCTAGACTTGCAGTCCAGGTCTGAAAACTCTTGAAATACTTAGACTCAGTAGCTAAAGCATAATAAATAAGATAAGGGACATAAGACTCCCAAAGCTCAGTGACCCTACTTTCAATAGGGAAGACATCCTTAGGAAACACAGTACCAACCGTGCTTTGAATTGATTTCTTAGTTCCAATTGCCTTATAAATACTGACGGCATTTCTTAGTTGCAATCTCCATCTTTCGGGCTTATTACCAAACAAATCCCAACCTATAAGTTGTGCTATTAGTGGGAGATACTCATCTGGGCAATCATCAATATCGTAGAGTGTAGAGATCTCTTCAGTCTCGTTACTCATATCATAAGCAAAGAAAGATAGTGCTCTAATTAACCTAGCGAAGGGACCATCCTCAACTTTAGTAGTAGACTTTAAATCACTCTCTAAGTAAACTTCAAATTTATCTCTAACCCTAAAGTCGGAATTATCTGAGAATAGAGGAGAGTAAATAACGTCATTCCATGTCTTAAATTTATCTAACTGTTGGGTCCCGCTTAAATCATACCTGGACCCACTGGCGAAAAGAGCAGAAGGATAATAAGCCCCAGATGCATTACGCCACAAGTGTTCCGACAACCCATTAATACCGTCACTCGTTCTTACAGGGTACCCTTGATACAAACTGCTAACTAAAAGACCCTTCACATAGGAGGAAGGAGAATAGCTATCACCAGAAGTATTAAGGAAATACATCCAAGACAAGTTATTAATCAAGTAGTTGTGAATAGCAGAGGAATCCCCTATGTCAGAAAAAACGGTAGTATCAGGAGAGTTAAGGGTTAGAGCCGGAAGTAAGGTGCTCTCAGCGTAAGTCGAGAATTCCTCTTGAGATTGGAAGTCCTTGAAGTTAGTATTAAAGTAAGTTAGAACCCTGTCTTCAAAGTTTTGAGTAGTAATGTTAGTGAGATTGTTCTGCTTTACAAAGAAAGGAACAATACCACTTAAAGAATTAATACCACTATACACAGAGTCTGCAACGGCACTTACATTTAATATAGAAGAAAAATTAGCGGCAACATCCAAATGAGAGTTGATGATTAAATCAATAGGATCCTCAGCTTTAGCAGTAGTCTCCCTATCATCTTCATACAAATACCCTGGAAGGATGTATTTGATAGCCTCAAAGTAATCCCGCTTGAAGAAGTTTTGATTCCTTAAATAAGTCTTGCCTGACATTAAACGTAATCTACCCGTATGGCTAAGTTATTTAGCTGGATGATTTCATTAAACCCAACCTTAATAGGCTTTTCAACGTTAGTAACCTCTGCATACCTAATGTTGGTCTCATCCATTAATAAAATTCTAATTAAATCTTGAGGAACAAACGGCTCTGAGAAGTCAGTGTTATCAATATTCATATAGTTTAATATTGATCTCCGAGCAGATTGAATTAATTGGGCTTCGCTTCTTCTAAACTTCTCGTCTAAAGTAATAGTAACGACTACGTCCAATGTCCTAACAAGCCCATCAACCACCACAACCTCGTCCGTAAGCATCTTCTTAGACTCTGTTGCTGCCAATAACTGACGCTTATACTCCTGAGTTGCACGCCTAAGTTGACTGTTCGAAGCTCTCTCTAGAACAAATAAGTCAATAATGTTAGCGGAAGAAAAAGCTCTTCTAACAGTTGCGGTCGCTTTACCTGTGGAACCATAGTTAGATGCAAAAGAATTAGCAAATGCTTTAAAGTCTTGAAGAGTTACTAGACGATCTTGAGTTCTAAAGTAAAGAGGGGCATATCTCTTAGCCTGATCCACAGATTCAGCGTCTCGTCCTCCGGTAGCTAGACTGGTATTCTCAACCCTCGCGGTTGGGATAACGTCGGTGAGAGTGCCATCTGTGGAACTTACAATGGTCTGAGCATTAATAAGACTCTCGGCAATATTCCCACGGGTTCCACCTCCAACACGATAAGTTACTATGTAAGTATCACCCATAGCAGGGGATTTACCTAGCGAGTCATCTCCAAACAACACAGAGGCTTTAAAATTCTCATCAGTAGTAATTTGAAATACCTTATCTGCCTGACCAGAAGCAAAGTATACGTTCTCTTCTTCCTTGTAAATTCCTTCAGTCGTAGGATCTCCAGTCAAATACACTTGAGCACTTTTTTCAACATAAGGGAACCGGGATAAGTTAATAGACTTAACAGCCTCAGGACTCGTGAAAACTCCCAACTCAGAAACTAACGCCCCTTCAAGTAATACCACATCCGTAATTTGAACAGTCCCTCCCGTTGCAGATACATTGAATTGTAAATCTTCGCTGGCTACAGTAAGATCTACAGTGCCATTTGAGTTAACCTTGTATAAGGTATATGTTAGAGTGCCGCCATCCTCAGGGGAAGTTATCGTAATTACTCTACTAGCCGCAGGGATAGTTACGGATGTAGGAGAGGTAACATTGTCTGTGGAGTAAGTAATGGAAGCGTTAGCAGCCGCAGAGATTGGACCTTTCATCCTTATGCCAATAACTTCAAGAAGCCTCTTTACACTGTCGCGGCTTCTAGCGGTGCCTATGAAGTTTTCGTTGGCAAGGTAATCAGACTTATTCGATTGAATATGACCTACCGCTGCCATCATCTCTATTAGCAAAACTCCAAAGTCTGAACTCTCAAAGTTATTATAATCTAAAGGAAAGGTAGCCTTTACATATTTTAAAAGAGTTGCTTTAATAGTTTCAAAGTCGGAGGCAGAGTAATCAATTAACTTTTGCTTATTATCAAGTTTAGACGGTATTAATTTTAAAAAATCTGATTCAACTGTTCCTGAAAAGGCTACCATTATATTCTAACTCCAATGTTAAACGCCGTCGCAATAGCATCTCTAATAGAGCAGAAAAGATTAACCTTCAACTGCCCGCTTCGAGTTTCAAATACTTGAATCTTTCCTACCGAAACTGTGCTAAGGTATCTACGTATGGAGGTTAAAACTTCCCCTTTTATCAATGAAAAAGTAGCTTCATCTAAAGGTTCCATAAGGAATCTACGAAGATTGCAACCATATTCAGGTAGCATAAACCTCTCACCTCTTTCAGTTCTAATTAGACAACTAAGATTGGACTTTATTAACTCAAGATTAGTGGATTTACTAAAATACCCATTAATAGGGTTTACAGGTACTGGGTAATTTAATCCAATTAACTTTGGGTCTTTTAAAACAGTAGACCTTTGAATGACAGAAGGAGCCACCGTCCCATACATCTTTACATTGTTTGAAATTGCCATGTTTAACTAATCCCCTTAAAATATTGAGAAGTCTGGGTTCACATCCGTTGCGTACTTTTGTAGTTTATACATACAAACAGCAAGTGTGTCTATTACATCCGCATAATATGTATCATACTCTTCCCAATCAATATCATCCATTTGTGGGTTAGCTGGGGGAGGGTCCGTTGTGTAATAACAACTATTATTATTATCATGACATAGGAAGGCAGATGCGTCATATGTTGTTAATCCCGTAATAACCCTGCCATCAACATAAGGGTGATTCCTAAGTTGTCCGTTCACTGCGGCACTAAAAGCCAGTCTATCCTCAACCGATACGACCTCATGAACCCCTGATAAGTCATCATAAACTGTGCCATAAAGTGATTCCTGTAAGACATCGGGGCGGGGGAAGATGCCAGATGCCGCAAATAAAGTTCTCGTAAGCAATATAAGAACCTTACCCATATACCTGACTTGAGCATTCCTAGCATCGTATTTATCCGAAGTTGGATCGACGCTATAAGATGCAAGAGAGGGCAACGAGGATAAGGTGAAGAAAGCATCGTAGCAATCCTTCATGGTGAAGTTATCCGCAGCTAAATTCCACACGGGTTGGGGAGGAAATTTACCCTGATTTTTAGTCAGGCTGGGAGAGTAAATACTACCCATTATATCATAATACCTATAAGCATTTAGATTCAAAAGTCCTGGGTTTATAAACTGCGAAAAGGCCTGGGTCAGGCCTCCACCAAAGGAGTTGTAAAACATGTCCCTAACGAGAGTCCAATTACTCTCAGTATAACCAGAGTAAGAAGGTTGATAACTCACATGCTCAGGCAACACACCTATTCCACTTGCCCCTTCTATGACATTTTTAAAAACACCCGAAGTATATCCGTTGAAATCTAAGTCTTCCGTGGATGGACTCTTTTGAATAATCTTACGGAGTTGCCTCCTGGAGTAGTCCCACTGTTCGGAGGCAAGGTCCTGGTATGCTGATAGATCAAGACTTCTTCTACATTCGCCATCGCCATAGAGTATGCCTTGAGAAGCGATGAAAGGGTTACGAGAGCCGTTACGATCACTAAAACCTTGGTAGATCAGACCTCCAAAGTTTTTATCTCTATGTAACGCTCTGATTACTTCCCTAGGGTAATTTATCGAAGGGTAATTAGAAGCCTCGTTATACATTGCGGGTAACCTCGTGTCGTAAGACCCAGAAACCCCGTCACGAACATACTTTTTCAGGTAGTAAATAGCATTACCATAAGTATGTAGTGAAGCAAAGTCTACCGTAGAGGAAAACTGATAAAAAGGACTAACCCCACCTAGGGCAGGATCCGTTTGATGTAGATGAAATTGCCCCGGATCAAACCCCGCGCCATTCCCAAAAGTTGTCTTTATAAAGGGATACTTATCCATAACATATAGAGATGTTCCTGAGGTTAAGATCCTAAAGTAAGGCATAAGGGCATCATCAGTTTCGTTCTGGACATCAAAACTCCACATTGATTGGTAGGATGAGACGGAGCTAGCTAACGCATCGATATAAGGTTTCGCTTTAGTTTCAAAAAAATTAGTTGCCGCTGCCGGTGAGGAAGTTTCAAATAATAAAGGAGAATTTATCCAGTAAGACCCTACACCCGCAGCCCCAGACGGGCCTGCTAATCCATAAGGAATCACTCCTGAGAGTTCGGATTCCGTTGTTGGCTCCCCAGTACCAGCGTCTCCGCCGTAGCCCATTACGTTCAGTTGATCCCACAAAACAAACTGAACCCTTACTTTATACTTATCGCATATTGATAGGAAGTTTTTAATATCTGATAAATGATCATCTTTATAAACCCAAACATAGTAATCCAAGAAAACTCTAACAGCGTTAAGTCCATTTAACGCGATAATACTAATTCCGTTCTCAGCATCCTCAGGGTTATAATGCCACCATTGAGCCGTTTTATTGGTGCCTACAAAACAATCCGAGGGGGCATACTGCGTTAAGGGGACATACTGCGCTAAGCCCAAGGTTGATAGTAATGTCCAAGTTTCCGGTCTTATTTTTGGAAGGTAACCGTGTTTTTTCCATTGTGATTCTAAAGGAATATTAAAATTTACTCCTCTACAATTAGTAAAGTATCTTTCGGATCCGTCAGGAATATCGGGTTGTATTGGCTTAGACATTAGACTATATTAATAGGTTCCCACATGAGATTAGGAACATCAACGTTTTTGAAGAATCTCTGAGTTGCTTTATAGTTATTTAATACCGCTCCGTCCTCAAGAGGCTTTGAGTAGAATCTGGTGCAGCCTACATAGCCTCGAAGACCACTTACCTTACCTCCATACTCGCCTCCCATAAAGTTACCTCCAGAGAAACCATCAGTGTATCCTCCTCCAATAACCCAAGGAGTAAAGTAATTATCCAGATAAGGACCCCCTGAATACTCGAAAGAGTTGTTTTGTTTTATAGAAGGAGCTTTAAAGGTCTCACCTTTTCGAGAAGTTCCGAAGGTATCTTGGTAGCTTGAGGTGGCTAGCTTAATGCCGTCTGCGTATACTCTAACTTCGTCCATCTTAGGGTCAACTGCTACAGAGATCTGAACAAAGGACCTACCACAGGCTGATAGTGATTTACCATTAAACTCCTCAAACACAGGTATGGACATCCCGTGGTAAGAATTTTTCTCACAGTTTGTTCTCTTTGCAATAAACCCAGCACTGGAGGAGTCATAAGATTGTGTCGGAGCTAGAGTTAAGACAAGGTTATCAGTAGGGTTCTGACCGTTATCATTACTCGGATCCAAGTTAGATGTAAATCTCCTGTCCCTCGTAAATCCAAGAATTACACCTCTAACGACCCCTGTGCCATTATCTATGCTCATATTATCAATGCTAGCTTGGGGTTCTTTCGAGTCAGATATTCCTACATTCTCATTAGCGAGTAAAAGCCTATACAGACCCAAGGTATCATTACCATGCATATTCCAACCCTGCGTGGTTCCATCTAGGTGAGGCACATGTACCCAAGTCTCAAAGGTGCCGCCTTCTGCATTATAAAGAAAGTCTTGGAACTCCGAAGTCTCAGGCATCTTCGCATACGTCCCCATGAAATCAATATCAGAAGATCCTTGAGCCGGGAAGGCAACACCACTTAGGAACGGAATACCTAAACCCTTGTTAAATATAGTTGGAGCATCCCCTACCATCTGAGAGTTAGAACCTACGCCTAGCCTGCTAGAGTTGTGAACTCCAAAGTTGGTGCCAGAAGGAACGTCAGTCTCAACCGTTAAATAATTATAAAGTGCAAACAAGCCATCTTCCACAATTCTAGTATTGATTTGTAGACTTTGAGCAGAAGGTTCAGGTGGGCTAGCTACCGTCTCACCCTTAGCTACATTCGCCAATAGGATGTGATCAAGGAATACTGAATCATTTGTATTGATCTTCTCAGTAAACTTAACTTCTAATGGAAGAATAACACCTGTGACATCAGCCTGATCGAGAACAATACTTCTTTGGTTTTCAATATCCAAAAGGAAATTAGATCCTGCTAAGTAGGAGAAGTCATTAATTGGAACGTTGCCAGGAGTAAATTGAGGTCCCCTTCCTAAGCAAGTAGGAACCTTAACAGCTAACTCAATTTGCTTCTTACGCTTATTGACCCTGTCCTGGAACTGGGCTGTCTCAGAAAGCATAACCTGACGCATGTTATCAGTAATTGCAAGGGAAGCCCCATCATCAATTAGCTCCTGTAGTTCAGACGAGACATCGAATACTCTCCTATCCTTCTGCCCTTCCAAGCTTAATAACAGATCATCCTGATCATAGAAATTTGTAACACCAGGGGAATTATCAATTATATCAGGATCTAGAATGGTGTTGAAATAGTATCTTAGATCGTTTCTTGTTAAAGGTATACCCCTACCACCCAGGCTAGGATCAAACTCAAGCTTCCAAAGCTCACCATTGGAGAACCCACCTTCCTTAAATCTAAGATCTTCTTCTCTTTCTTCCAACTCAAGGAGAGCAGGAGCTATACCACTTAACTGCGAGTCATAGTATAATCCATCAACAGAAAGCACAAACTTACCTGATCTAGATTGAGGTGGGCCTGCTTCAAGACGGAAAACGGATTCAACGACTTCGGGTGTCGCTTGTGGCTCTAACGAAGGATTCAATGTCCTATCCAGAAGAGTAGCGTCAATGTTAGTTAACTGATTACTACACCTGTTCGAGAACGCAGTAGCGGTTGCTAACTGTTCTGAGTAGACGGAAAGCTCACCATTCAGTAAGTTTGCGTAAGCGGTTGCATCATTGCCTGCTAGAGCTATACGTTGCTGCGCGAGTCCTCCTCCTTTATTTTTAAAGCTGTCCGCAAACGACTTGACACAATCTATCAGTGATTGAATCTCTTCAATGAATTCTAAAAGTTCTTCAAGAACTTTCATAAAAGCAACAAGCGCACCAGCGATTGTGCTAAGAAGGTCTATGCCAAACCTAGAAAAGTCGGAAAAGACAGAATAAAAGCCATCCCGGTCAGGGAACCATGATAATCCTAAAATATCTCTAACAGTATTTTGAATTTTCCTAATAGCGGACAGTGACCATTCTTCAGCCTTCTTTATTGCGTCACGGATCGCAATTAAAATCGGACTAGGGATAAGTGCTAACGCTGCTGGTAATAAATCCAGCATACAAGGAGGTATGCCAAAAGTAGAAGTTAAAGCTACCCCCTCTAAAGTAGTTAACGGGAGTATTGGCTCTTCGTGTTGCGACATTAAACTGCTCCTACAGGGTCTAAGTAATCATTAGGCGTAATGATAGGAGGGACGGAAGGAACTCCCGTCAACCCAGGTACAGGCGTCTCAACAAGGTCCTCGGCTGCTGATGTGAAGGTCAGAGGCATACCATTATTGCTAATCAATGGTGCCTTATTACTTATTGTTGTTGCTGAATTTAAGTTCACTCCTAGTAACCCTCCATAAATATTAACTCCTGCACCCGCATTCATATTGATGCTAAGTGGCGTGTTAAAGTCTATATTCCCTGCTGCCAAAATCTTTACTGCTCCTGTGCCATCCACTTGTATAGTCGCTCCCGGTGTGATTATATTTACCTTCCCTGACGGCCCACCCGCTACTAAATCAATATTTCTAAACTTACTCTTCAATCGAATGTTACCAAACCACTTACCCATTGAGAAAAAGCCAGTAGAATTGTTTTCAATATTTATGTCTCCACCGTCTAAAATCTTCATATTAATATCAGATCGAGCACACTTATATTCTTGAGCACCTTCAGTGCTTATCGAAAGCGACCTAGAACCATAAGCCTCATTAGGCTCATTGCCATTTAATATAATGGCATCCCCATGGCAATTCTTTATCATAACCCCTACAGGACTAACAGTAACTTCTTCTCCAGTCTCAGACTTAATAGTGACGTTATTACTTATCTTAGATTTCGTAAACTCTCTTTGAATGTATAGACCCGCGCCAGCCATATTAGTAAACGTTTGAGTTACTGGTTTGGCCGACTCGCCATATATTTGAGCTTTAGTATCATTGCTTCTTAACGCTTGGAAAGTATCCCGTATCTTTCTGTCGTCAGAAACGATGTCCTCCTTAATTACCGTGGAAAGATAGTATAATGTTCTTTCCTGGGAAGAGGGGTTGGGATTGTAAAGTGCTATGATCTCGTCGCCAACCTCAGGTATAGCTATAAAGCCCCCTGCATTAACCTTACAGAAAGGAGACGTATAAGTCACTTCTTGAGGACGATTGTTAAATAATTTTGGAAAAGCTGCTTGTAGCTTTCCCGTGTTATTATCATCTGAGTTTGATGTTACTTGTCCGATGTAAAATTCCATATTATTGTCTTCGGTGTTGAGATACCACTATTATAAAATAGTGGGGATTTGTGATGATCCTGTAGAAGATATGGAATCAAGTATATCATCATAAACCTTGACCCTAGCAGCATCCTCCGCAGCTAAGGGCGTAAAGTCTAGCATTTTTCCTATTTGAACTTTAAGTTGAGAGGCAGGTATTATGTTATTCTGGAAGAGTTTAAACTCCGAGTAAGCGTCATCAGGTGTAATAACGTGCTTATACCCATAGATCCCATACCTATTTGAATACATTGAAGGGGGAGGTAAATCCTCCTCACGAAAAGTAGAACCTATAATTTTATTAGGGACCCCCACTAATAAGCAATCCCTCTTCAGGTAATTAACAATATTAAAAAAAGGAAGAGTTCGAATGTTTACTTCATGAGTATAACCAATAGCCCTCCTTAAAAGGTCTGCATTAGATTTAGTTGTGTTTCCCTTAGTGGGTATTTTTAAGCCTCCAACGCCTGAACTTGTCGCCCTCAAAATATCAAAAAAGTAATAAGAATCTAACCCGCTGACACCTTCCTCTTTAATCATCTTTAGAGCAACTGTATCATTATTTATAGTGTCTACGATTTCGGAAGGACCGAGTGATGATGCATCCCCACCATACTTATTTTTTAAATACTTAAAAATTTTAAAATCAGGAGCCAACTCCGCTTTATTAGCAGCCAGATCAATTAACTTATAGGAAAGTTCAGCATTTAGGTTTAGTAGTTCTGCCCTGTAAGGACTAGCATCCACGGTTAGCTCTATAACATTAGAGTTCTTGAGATTGTGCATAAAAACTAAACTATCAGTAGTTATTTTTTTTCTAAACCGATACTCATAAGGTCCGAAGTCTATCTCTTCACCAAAGGAAGAAGTAATCCCTCTGACAAAAGGATTCAACTCCTTTAATTCCTCTCGATAAGCAGTCCATTTGGCTTTAAGGTCGCGGCGTGAGTCACCATAACTGAATACCGGGTCGTCAATATTCTCAGGAAGTCCCCCGGTGAGTGTATAGATTAGATTTTTAATTATGTCTTCATCGCCTATAAATAATACCGGGTCGGTTGGGTTAGTTATTAACCCATGCTTATGGAGAAGCTTAGTAGTATTTATATTGTTTTCTTCAAATATAGTAGGTTGAATTTTAGTTTCAGATACTTCGTTTAAAGTTTTAAAAAAGGTATATAACGGTGAGAGAAGCTCTAGCTTTTCACCAACTACCTTATCCGTTGGTACATCCACCGCCATTTCAAGGATGACCGATGGGGGGGCTGTGGATGCCTTACCTGCATTGCTTGTACTATCAGGATTGCAGAATAATTTTTGGGCGGCGCGGAGTGCGACATTCTCTTGGACACCTTTCCTCAAAAAATTTCCAGTGATCAATCCACCAATTTTTATAGATGTAGTTAATTCGCTTTTCCCTTCGGAATATACCCTAATTGCTTCTAAGTCCTTCTCAAGCAACTTTATCTGGTTTTCAACATTTATTATTTGTTCTTTAGAAAGTTTAGAATAATTTCGGCTACCACCAGTAACTCCTGGAAGCGTGCCTTTAAGTTCAGCTATCTTATCCTTGATAGGCTTTCTAGCTATGTCCTCCTTAGCCCTATCTCTTTTTTTCTGTTCCTCGCTTCTGCTACCGCCCGCGAAAATACCTATACCGAATTCTCTTAACTTAGCTTGATAAGTGCTGATAATATCACTGTAAGGCTTGGCTTTAACAACGATTGGTCCGTCTTCCTCAGCATCTAAATCCTGATCAAATAATACCAGGATATTACCAATAGAAACCGATTTACGTATGCCGAATAGGTATTCTCGAATTAATCTCCTAATTGCATTATTCCAAGAATCACCGTCCTTATTTGGCTTTAAAACTTTGCGTAGTGAACCGTCTGTTTCCGGTGCCACAGGCACCAAAATACTTTTATCATACGTCACCTTATCAGCAATTGCCGCGAGGGTGTCAAAGCTACTCTTCTTCTTTTTTTCAGTGAGATTGGCAAGTAATACTTTATTTGAAAATAATTTTATTGTCTCTTGAGTAGGTGTAAATGTTAATTCAAGGGTTCTAATGCCGTCAAAATCCACACTCAAAACGGTATCCATTAAACTTACACAATAAGGACCTGACCACTTACTAATATCATCCCCAACCCCGTAAGAAATATAATAATCAGGTCTAACCGACATAACCTCATTCAAAAACTGATTATCCGCCTTATCCCCTAGGTTTGCGATTCTCTTTTTAAATTCGTTTATAACGACCTCCGAAACCCCGTCCGTAGGTATTACGAATCTTTCAAGCACCCTAGCAGTTTCAACTAATTTTATAGTAGTAAAGGTTGAGGTGCCTCCTCCATTCATCTCAGTCTCAAAACTTAAAAAGTCAGAGTTATTGTAGGGAGATATTAAGATGTCATCAGCAAGGTCACCTAAATCTTCAAATGATTGAAGTAAGTCTCTACGAGTCTGCCCAAGTCCACCATTAGAAGGCACTGCGGTATCAAAGAATAACCTATCAATAGCCTCTTTGGATTGAGTTACTATTAAATTGTATGTGAATGACTTACTCATCGGTTCAGTATCTTTATTCTATCCCCTACGTTAAGTTGCTGGAATGGGTCTGACACATTATTCGTCCAACACACTAACCAATCTAAGCTTGGAGTTCCGTAAAAGAGATCAGATATCTTGTCCGCACGATGCTCATAACCGGGAGGTATAGTTCCAACCTTGTAGTTGCTACCTTCTAAGGATTTGTTAAAATTCCTAAATTCAGAAGAAGTAAGGTTGCTAGCCACTCTCTTATTCTTGTGTATAACCTCGTTAATCCCTAACTTTAAGTAGTTTCTATACCCCATCTAATCTACACTCCCAATCAATCCGTTGTAAGGATCAATAGAGTTATTATCTATTATAGACTCCCACCCAGTAAGATTATCTCCGTCTGTTATAGTTCCAGGTACATACTCACCGAAGTTACCAGTTCTTGATTCAACTAGGGACATTGAGACTTGCACACGCTTTGGCGTTAAAGTCTGTACATCATACCCAGCTTCTTCTTCAATACTGACAGAGTAATCTTCAACCAAACAAGGAACATTGTTATACATAGGCCCATGCGTTAACCTAACAATAGGAGGTCCATACAAAGTGTTTGTAGAGTTATTTAACACTGATCCTCGAACTAGATTAATCCAGTAGTAAATAAGATCCAAAGTTTTATCAAGATCTCTGGTATCGGAATTTCCTGTCGGTGTCCCTCCAACATCAATTTGATTTCCAGGATCCGTATTAGTGACTTGACCTATAAGACCTCTATAATAATTCCTGTGAGCAGTTGATTGCGGGAAGCCTTCCGCTTGCGTCATCGCGGATAGGTGCGGTCGGCTTCCGAGTCCTCCTGTTGCGCCAGGAATTATCTTAAGATTAAAAGCTTTTCTTTGAAGGGCTTTATCATTAAAGTATGCCGAAAACTCTCTTTGAAATTTCTCAGTAATACCTTCAGTAGATTGCATATCAAGAACATGCAAAAGGCTAATATTAAACTTTAGATCTAAAGATCTAGAATCGGCACCCCCATAGGAAAATAATTGCCCTGCTCTTCCTACAAGATCATAGGTATTAAGCTTTGATTTCCCTTTTTCATTTATTTCAGGGTTCTCTAAAAAAGGAATGTAGGCTTGAATTGTTTGATCTCCTTGTTGAGGAAACTCTAGCTTCAAGTGAGATCTCTCGTGCAAGTATCTCTTTTTGTAACCGTCTTTAAACTTTGATGTTGAAAAAGTAACCATAATTTATTTGTTCACTTGCGGCCGCTCGATAATGCAGTTTCTTTCTTATTACCTTTCTCAGTTGCTTGAACCTGTTTTGAAAGTAATTTTATCATCTCAGGGCCGTAGGATAAGTCCATCCTCGAACGAAGATAGCCTGCGAATATATTTGCATTCTGCATCTCTCTAGTTGCCTTTTTTGCCTTGTCTTCGGCCTCCTTCTGTTTCCTTGCCTTCTTTTCTTCTTCTGCCCTTTTAGCATCTTCATCAGACCAACTAACAAGGTCAGTCAAGAGACCAACAGCCCCTCCAATACCTATTGCGAGGGGCGAAAAAGGACCAAGGAAGGGTGCTACGGTAAGACCAACATTAAGCCCAGTAGAAGCCCCTGAAAACTTGCTAGTGCCATCCTCCTTATTCATTCCTGGTATTAAACCACCAACGGCATTCAGACCGGCACCCAAAGCTATGCCCGCTGCTCCACCCCTCATGCTCCTGCCAAATTTGCTAGTCTTATCACCAAACCAGCCTCCATCTCCTCGGTTCGTAAAAAACGATTTTCTTTCGGTTGGTGAAGGGATGAACTTACGAGTTGTTCTTCCAAGATAAGTTTCCTGTTTCCTACGGGCTGCGGCGATACGAGTTTTTCGGTCCTCTCGAAGATTTGAATCGAGTTTAAAGGAAGCACCTGTACCCTGGCTAGTTCCTCGCTGCTGGGCGTTGCCCGGATTACGTGCAAATCCTATTGATCCTTCTTCAGTTTTAGGTTGGACTGATTGTGACGTTCCGTTCCTCCTGGCGGCCTTTTCTCGTTCTTCTGTTGCGTGCCTCACTTCATCCTCCCGGCTTTGTCTATTAGCTACTATAGGACCCTTTACGCCCCCTATAGCAGCCACAATTTGTGCGGTACTTCCAACAATTCCAATTGGAATTGCCCCTAGAAACCCCAACATACCCATTGCTGTTTTGTCATAGAAATTGGTCGCTCTCGCATTTACGTTCTCAATAGTATTGTAGGTTTCATCCGTTGTCTTTTTCAAACCCTCTTGAATACCGGAATCGTTATGGGCAACCTTAGCTAATTGAAGCATTCCCGCTACTTGAGCCTTACTCATTTCAAATAGTTGAGCAGTGTAATCTAAACCTAAGGATCCCCCTCCAAAACTGTCCGATACGCGCTTGAATTCATCAGCAATCTCAGCCATACGATCTGCGGTTATTCCTCCTCCCCCAGCAATGGATTCTCGGTCCCCTTGGATGCCTAGAACAGAAGCAGCTTTTATCGTGTCAAGACCCCCTACAAGAAGTTCCGACATCGTGGCTAAAGCCCCGTCAATATTTGTTCCCCCTGCTCGGCCCTTTAATTCCTGGGCTGCGACACCTAAGGATTCAACGGCTTCGTCTCCGAAAAAGGATGCCTTATCTAAGGAGGACTTCAACGTTTGTAAAGTATTGATTAACTTATCATTACTAACGCCATACTTATCACTAACTTCTTTATTTACCTCAGCCAAACGAGTAACCACATCAGCACTGTTATCTGTAGCAAGTGCTAGATCAGAATTTAAATTTCCTAAGGATTGAACATTTTGCCCCGTAGCAATCATCTCCGTGGTAAGGTTCATAAGTCCTTCAGTTTGGAATCTCACTCCTTGACCGAAGTTCTGAATTATGGCTTCCTGAAGTGCTTGATTACTGACTAAGTTATCCGAAAGAACACTACTGTTCTTGGATACCATCTGGGTGAGTTTTTTATTGGTTACCCCAATCTTTAAAGCATCCCGATTGGTGGAATCCATCTTATTCAATGAATTCGTCAACATCCCTATCGGGTTTCCAAACTTTTCAAAACCAGCAGTAACCGTTCTTATAGAATTATTAAGTCTGCCGAGAAGTCTGTTTTGGTGCTTGTCCGTCTGGAGGATTTGCGCTTCGATTATGCCTCTTTCGTATTCTAAGTCTTCTCTGGTTTTGTCGCTCATTATGTGTCCTTACTCGGGAAAGTAATTTTAAATATTTGGCTCAACCCCGAAATATTTAAAGTTCTAAAGTCTCTAACACTTCTATCATACTTAGGTTGTCTCTTCCTTTTCTTTTTCCTTTCTGCATTTTCAGGAGGATTTAAAGGGGCAATAGAAACAGCCTCTGCGTAGGTGGATTTAGACTCATCCCCATACATTGTATTTAGTAAACTAAGAAATATGTCCTCATCTAATGATTCACACGTTAATACGTTGTATAGTGAGTTATCTAATGTAGACAAGAAAATACCATTAAAGTGAGCATCAGTCTTTAAAATTATCCCATACCTTCTCCCTTTTACATACCCATAACTAAACTCAATTAAGTCACCTGGACGCAATCCTATGTAGGAAGTTTCTACTACCGTATAACGGTCTGGGGTGAACTTCCCCAGGCGATCCCTTAAATCCCCACTTAAGCCCCTGTTCATTGTAATATTATTGCAAGACTCATAAATTTACCGTTTTTTATAAGGTCTTTTCCTCTATAACTATTTAGAAGATATGAATACATTAGAACAGGATTTAGTCGAAACAATTGATTTACTTAACTTTACCTTCTCCAGTGACTTTGTAGATAAGTGGAGTTTTAAATACGGAAAGAGATTACCTAGTCTTTATCAGCTTAGACTGCTCAAGTCTCTAGACACAAGGAAGCCTTTAAAACTACAAACTGTTTATAAGTTCCTAGTAGTCGATTCAGGATTTAATGAAGAAGTTGTAAAAACGTTCCTAGAAGATATTGACTACGAGATTTACTTCCCTATAATTAAGGGTCAACTAGAAGAACTACAATGAACAAAGAAGATAACCCAATGGAAGAAATTCACAGAGCCGCTAAAATGGGCGAGCTATTCGCACTAGGAATAATATGGATCCTCATGATCCTAGTGTTCACTTTTTCTGGGTGTTTTGTTTCTTGAGTTCCTTCTGCTCATCGATTCGCTTACAGACTATTTCTTCAGAATGAAATTTAGGGCACGCTTCCTTATATTCGCACCAGTCGCAGAATATATTTTCCTGTGCCCAGAACTCGTCTTTTTTCTTCTTTCGAATCCTCCAAACCTTTTCAATCTGCTTCTTCTTCCATCTCTCTATCTGGAATCGTGAGAACTTTACGGCTACAAAGTTACCAGTAACAGGGTAGTAATGAGCGCAGTAAACCTTCTCGTAAGGAACGTCATAAAGCTCGTGTATCGCCCACGCATACCCCTTTAACTGGTCGTCATCCATAAGGGTTCTTTTCTTCTTCTCCCTCTTAGATGTCTTGTAGTCGATTACTAAATAGCCCCCGTCGTTACCCTTGATTACACGGTCAATAACCCCAATAAAAGTTATGTCATTCTTCTCATCTAAAGGGACGCTTACCATCTGTTCAGTAGACATGGTCTCACCCATCTTCTGATTCCAAATTATGAAGTTCTCTAAGCAGGACTTCATCCTTTCGTTCTCACGGAAGGGCACCTTGTAGGTTGAGCGTTCTTGTTCAGCTATCCTCAGGAGGGACTTCATGTCATTCTCCTTGTATCCGATCTCAAAGATCTTGTGGATGAAGGATCCGAAGTTCAACGCATCCTCATTCTTAGCTCCGAAGCCCGGTAATCTTTCTATATATCTCAGTTTGTATTTCCATAGGCACTGGTCTATGATGTCACTGCGAGAAGCACTAATATTATTTATAAACATGGGATCCAATTCTTTCATTAGAAAATACTGTCTGGACAAGTTCCACTCTAATTATAGGCTCTGTAGCGACGATACGGAACTAGTAGTTCCTTCTATCTTCGTAAAAGATGACTATAAGAGGCATATGTCCATCAACACAGAAACGGGCCTATGGCGTTGTTTTAAGACTGGTGAGGTGGGCAACTTCCTTAGGCTATACTCCAGTCTAGAGAAGTGTAGTTATCGTGAAGCTTATGAGAAGTTTGTCTTTGAAGACTTCATGAACTCATACTCCACTCCTCGAAAGTTTGAGGAGTTTGATCCTGATAAGATCGAGTCCAACCTTGAGGAGTCGGAACACTTTAAAGTAGTAGAGGATCATCCTCTCATCCGATCCCGCATGTTAGACCAATATAAGTTCTACATTGCAACGGGAGGCAAGTATCGAGGTAGGTTAATCATTCCGTTTATTAACCGCAACAACAAGTTGTTCTACTTTCAAGGTCGAGCCTTAGGCGACGAAAAGCCCAAGTATTTGAACTGCAAGAACCTCAGAAGCT